AGCAACTTCAATATTTGATATTGAGTTACCGGTACCGTTAGCGTCAAAAGTTTTGTTTGTTAATGTATCTGTACTTGAAGCAGTAATGTAAGAACCTAAGTCAGAAATGTCTGCCTCAACAATTGTAATCGTGTTATTAGCAGTATCAATAGTTTTGTTTGTAAGTGTTTCTGTTCCTGCTTGTGTAGCAAATGAACCATCACTTAAAGCACTATTAAATTCTGCTGTAGTACCAGTTAAAGTACCTTCAGATAAATCTAAAGTGATAGTATTTGAAGCACTATCAATTGTTTTGTTTGTAAGTGTTTGAGTGCCAGTTGTTGTTACAACAGTGTTATCTATAGCAAAAGTAACACTATCACCTGATACAGTAGAAGTGATACCTGTTCCACCTAAAAGAGAAAGTGTATCTGTTGTTAAACTTATAGAAGCACTTGTAGAACTGTCATCTACAATATTTAATGTAGAAGCAACATCACCAAAAGATAATATTCCAGAACCGTTTGTTAATAATGCTTGTCCATTTGTTCCATCACTTGCTGGCAACGTGAAAGTAATATCAGAACTTATATTGTTAGGTGCTTTTAAACCTATAAAATTTGTACCATTATCAGTACCTTCATTAAACTTAATTGTACCGCCTACAGTTGTAGAATTACCTACAAATAATTCATCAATCGCCTTGTTTGAATCTACAAGTATTGCTGAACTAGCAGTTAGTGTTCCTTGTACGTGATCTAATTGATCTGTAAAATATTGTCCACCAATAACTGTAATATTATTGGCATCACCGTTACCGTCAACTCCGCCTTCTCCAACAAATAATCTATCTCCTAGATTACCTTGTGTACCAGTACCATAAGTATAAGCTAATTCACCTAGTTTGAGTGTAGCGGGAGCCGTAGTTCCAGATGATCGTTTTATCTGAATAATTGTTGCCATTTAAAAGTCTCCCTTAAAAACTACCGCCATTGAACGTTATCGTTCCGGTATCAGTAGATATTTCTGTTTTTGTTATAAATTTGTCTGACGAAGCATCATATTGGATTAAAGCACCATCTTCAAGTGTCGAAGCATTAACGTCTGTCATATTTCTTAAACGTGTAACACCATCGACTACAGCAGTAGGAGTTGTAACAGAAACTTTTTGAGGTCCACGTGTTGTGGCATTTATATTTGCCGTTGTTCCACCATTTGGATTTATCGTTGCTGTTGTCATACTACTCTCTCTTTTGTGTAATATTTATAATAAAAGTAGTTTGAATTAGATAGAAACAGACGGATTTACAGTAATAATTCCTTCAATAACCCTAGTAATCGTACTATCCGAAGCAACAATTTCAACGTCATAAACGTATCTAGCAGGCGCTTCTAATGTATTTGTTTGATCGGCAGTAAGAGATATTGTTAATACGCCTGTTGTTCTATCAGACGCAAATGCTGTAGTCATATTAACACGTGTTCGTGTTGAAGCATAACCCAAAGCCATTTTGGCTTGAGCAGTATAACCAGTTAAATCTAATAGATTGCCAGAATTATCTTTTACAGTAATATCTGAACTAAAAGTTGCACCTTGGTCAATCGTTAGATTTGCCGTTGCTGCCATTGTATTCTTCTAACCCTTTTTTAATCTTGTCGTTATAGTAGTTAGTAAGAACTTCAATTTTCTCTAATTCTATATCGTGTCTTACTTTAGATCGTTGTATTTCTTGTCTAGCAACAATCGTATTTCTTACTTCTAACGGAAGTTTATTTAATTCATAATCTTTTCCGTCAATTGATATAATATCTTGGTTGGTTTCAGTCATAATTTATCACCTTTTTAATTATATTTATACGTTATTTTAGTGCGTCATAGTTTAATTTTGTTACACCTAACATAGGTCTACCATCAAATTTGTTCTTTTCAGCGTAAGGACCGTTTTTATGATTATAATGTAAAAAGACTTGATGACACAAGTTACCTTGAAAAGGCTCTCTCCAATGTTCTAAATCACAACCTGAATAAACTAACATATCACCTACTTCTAAATCAACTCTATTTCCTTTATGTGCAGTTTCTTTTAATAAAACTTCTTCACCTTTTGATGTATATTGTGATTTAAGTACATTATTTTCTCCTGTAGGATCAATATAAATCGGCCAAGGATCACCACCCAAATTCATTGTTGTAGATATTTCACAACTTGGTCTATCTTTGTGTCTAAACAAAGTTGAACCTTTTTCATATACTCTACTATAAGCATAGGTAGGTATTAAATCTAATCCTGTTTGTTCTTTCATCACAGGTAAAACTTTCATTAATAAAGTTTCCATAACCATATCACCGTAGTGTGAATAAACACCTGGTACTTGTGCATCTTTCCAAG